CAGGAAACTCCTCGCCATCAAAGACTGTCAGCAGATAACCCTTGTCCAGCGCGCGGTTCACAATCCCACGCACCACGAATCGCTCATCACCGTCCATCTTTCCGCCCTCTCAGTGTGTCCCAGATTCCCCAGATCGAGAAGCCCAGCACAGCAATAAAGAACATCTCAGCCAGTGCGTGCATCAGAACATCCTCGGTTTGCGCCGCCCGTAATCGCGCAGCTTGTCATATGCCTTGGCATAGTCATCCCAGAAGCCATTGTAGACGCGCCCGTTGCCATCAGCATCTATCTGATCGTCGATTGCCTCGACCAGTTTGTCCAGCGCATCCAGCAATTCTTCTGCGTCGATTGCGTCCAGCTCCCGGTTCATGCCACCACCTTCGGCTTGTTCTTGCTGCCCAGCGGGCGACCACGCTTCTTAGGTGCTGGCTGTGGCTGTGCCTTTGCCTTAGGCTTGGGGCCAACCCCATCCTTGCTGCCCTTCGGGCGACCGCGTTTCTTCGCACCAGCCATAGCCTCGAGGAATCCAATCTCAATCGACGCAATAATTATCGCCCTCTCTGCTGTCGTATCCCAGTCCAGTGAAGTCGCCCAATCAAATAGCTTTCCAGACAACCACTTACGCATTTACCATCTCCCTCTCTCGTGCATATCGTGCGCCCGCCCCGTGCGGCGCGATCTGAATTGAAACATTTGCCTTCGCGCTCAGGCCCATGCAGGCCCGGCACTCAATGCATTGCGCTTTCTTGCCAGCCTCAGCGCTCGCCGGGCATACCACCTCAGCCCCGCGCACAGCCTCACCGCCCACACGAAACGTGCGCCAGCCGCGATCATGCGCCTCGTCCATCTCTTCAATGCTATCAACACTTGCCATCACCAGCCGCGCCCATGCGTCAGTCAGCGTGCGCCATGCGTGGCTGTAACCTGTCCAGCCCTCAGCCATCGCCGTGAGCTGCCGCCATACGTCAAGCGGCGCTGCCGCCGGATCACCGTAGGTGCCAAGCCGGATCATGCGACCAGCCAAGAGAAGGCCAGCCGCTGCCGGGTGCATCACCTCATAAACGCCCCGCTGATAGCTGCGCCACACGTGCGACGGACCATGCGCCAGCGTGACATAGCATGAGCGCCGGCCAGTCACCGGATCCTTGCGATGCACGCACGTGCCACAGATCGACGCATCCTCGCCGCTATTCACAGCCTCGACCGGGTGCATATCCTTGCGAATGATATAGGTCTGGACCATGTGCCCAGTCTTGACGTTACGGCTGCGCTCCAGCGCGCACACGATCACCACGATAGGCTTGCCATCCAGCATCGAAGGCCCATCGTAAACAACATATCCTGCGGTCATATCGAAACCCCTCTGTCATGCGTCGTCACAACGCAGCGTCAAAGATACATACTGTTTACTAGCTGTCAATCAGAAATTTTGCATCACATTCCGTGCATTCAACTGTGTCGTCAATATTCTCGACAACCCAAGCCTCGACGCGCGGATCCCATAGCAGGTCAGCGCCTCTGTAAAGGTGCGTATTGTCGCCACATTTCGGGCATTCCATGGCGTTACTTCCCCTTCTCCAGCCGCATGGCCTTGAGTATCTCGTCCTTGCTGATCGCCTTCAGCAAATCAGCCAGCTTCACCCGTGCGTCCAGCTCATCCTTTGCCAGAATCGCAAACCCCAGTGTGAAATCAAACTGTTTCACGATGCAATCCCCTTATCATAAATGATCGCCGCCATCCGCTCCTCATCAGGCCAGCGCCTGTCGATCACGCGCCAGCGCCGCTCAGTCGCAACGCTCAATGCCCGCGCCGCCTCCATCGCCTCAGCGCCATACTCAAACTCAGCGCGCGGCTCCCATTTCCGTGTCGGTCCAGCCTGAACCTCGATAGTGATACGTCCAGCCATCTCAGTGCCTTTCAATCCGATAGAGAACATACCCGTCATCTTTTGTGCTGCGCGCAACGTGGTATTCCACTGGATCCTCGTCATGCTCGTGCAAAATGTCGACCAGCTTATCAGCCGCCGCCATATGCGCGTCCTCTGTATTCAGCTCATACGGATACGGAATCGTCACGCTGCGGTCGCCGGACCATGCCTTGATACGCGCGCCCCTCGTGTTCGTGGGGCCTAGATATTTCGTCCGAATCATCACAACACCACCTTTCCCAGCCATGCCGAACCACGCTCGTTACGCAGCTCTCGCAAAGCCCAACCATGAGGCTCGCTCGTGTCGCGCCCCGTCTGCCATGCCAACAGCAGCTTTTGCTTCCAAAATCGCCCATACTTCGCAGCATAGGCCTCGACCGCCTCGCGTTGCTCGTGCGTCATGCCTCACCCCCAATACAAAAGTTTATCATCGCCTTCGTATAGCGTCCCGCCGTGAAACACGGCCTTAGCCGCCTCATCCAAGCGCCTAGACGCAGGATCAGATTGCTCCCAATAACCAACCCCATGCCCAGCTGTGGTAAACCACAAGTCATGGCCGGCTTGCACAATGCCCTCAGGATAGGCGTAAATGTCATCAACATTCGCCCAAAAGAAACGCCGCGCAAAATCCCGCATCCGCTCCGCGTCCTCAGACGCTAGGCCCATGCGTAACCCATCGCCCTCATAATCCTCAGGCGTGTCTGCAAATAGCGCCGCCTCGATAAAAGCCGCTGCAAAAATGGTTGCGTCATCCGTCATATAACCCTCCATCAGCGCCGTCACAGCGCCCATTAACCATCCTAAATCTTTTACGCGGTGTCAAGCGGTAAATGATGTCGCAAAAATACTTGCCTATGCTTATAATCCTAAAGCGTGACACCATCTCGCCCAAAATGGGCGAACGTTACGCCAACTGTAACAAAATCCAAATTCGCCTGTTACACGGAAACCCGCAGAAATCCTCAGGTTTAATTCCTACTGTAACAGACTGTAACAGCCAATTGTTACACGGAAACCCGCAGAAATCAGCCACTTTTGCCCAACTGTAACAGAATTTCGGAAAAAACATATATATATAGGCGGAAATAGGCATATATATAACCAAATAGGTTTCCCTATTTTTCCTTATATATATATATATTTCTCTATATTTAGTTACAGTAGTAGTAAGAGGCGCAGAAATCCGCCGTTTTTGCTGTAACAATTTGTTGTTACACCCTGTTACACTAGAGATTAAGAATGGCGGAAATCTGCCAAAAACTAGTGTAACAGGGGTTGTTACAGTTTCGATTTGAAACTTATCAGTCCATATCGAACCCGCAAGCCGTCATGAATCGCTTCCATTCAAAGCGCGGGTTGTCTTGGCGCAGATTGTCGGCAACGCGGAGCGCGGCAAATTTTATGCCTGCGCTTTCGCCTGTCAGGATTGCACGGGTGTGATCGTTCAATCCCTCGAATTGAAGCTCGCGGCGAATCGTCTGTAACGACTCACGAAATGCCTCAGCGATCAAAACATAATCTTTGCGTGTCATGGCTCTTTTCTCCTTTTGGTGACGTAAACCGCGCCTCACGCGGCTTGCATCACCAGCGCGCCCAATGTTGCCTTGCTATCGGCTAGGCGCGCTAGTGTGGCTCCGTCACTGTCTAGGCATTTCGACCACACGGTCAGCGCTTGCGCGCTCGCCCGGGGTTGCCGCTAGATCAATCGTTTTTTCACGATTGCCAAAACCTAGACGGTATCCACCCCTACCATATCAGACCAGCGCAATCAGCGTTTCGGCTCACCCCTGCAGCTCTGACCATGCAAGGTGCGACGTATGACCGACTAGATACGGCTTCCCCTATCGGGCAGACATGGCCCGCTATGGTTGCGGCTAGGGAAGGTTGCCGCCTATTCGTTTGTTCGCGCTCAAAGCGCATTGTGTGAACCTTTACGCTACAAGCCCCCGTCAAAGGGCGGATATTCGGATTAGCTTCAAGTTGAACCTGTTGACGCTCGGTCGGTCGGTTGCGTTGTTCGGCTGTTCCGATGGGTTGTTTATGGGCTCGTTTTGACGCGGTGTCAAAAACTATCGATGCCAATTTGGCAGGATCAAATAGGAGACGTTGCCAAAATGGCAGGATCATTTGCGCGAGAATGAATAGATTCCCGCAACGCACGCACCCGCCAGCGCACGCACGCGCTCGCGCTCACAGGCACACGCACACACACGCGCACACCCGCAGGCACGCACCCGGACGCGCGCGCACGCACCCCCACCCACCCACTCGCGCGCGCAGGCGCGGGGTTTTGTAGAGTATATACCCATCCAGCCAAATATCTCGCCAAAACTCACGACCTCCTCTCGGCCAACCCCCACCCCCCTAAAATGAGACTTACCCCGGGGGTGTTTGATGTCGCATTTATACTCTGCGAATTTTTTTCAAGCGGGCGTATACACTTCGTATTTACATTGTGATTGGTGTGGGAGATATTATGTTTGAGCAGTCGGGGTTGTCGCATTGTCTAACCCCTCAGACGGTGTTGTTGGAGCTTCGGCTGCTCACTGAGAGGTGGTATGGAATTGTGGGATGAGGCGAGGGCTGGTGTTGACGCGGACACTGGTTTGACCGCTGAGGGTGTATTTGTTCGGGAATATGTACGGACTGGTGATGCTTGCTTGGCTTGTAACAGGGCTGGGTTAGGGAGCAGTCAATATCCTTTGCGTGTGATGGCGGAGCGTCAATTGAAGCGGCCTGAGATACAGGCGGCTATTGAGGCTTATCGAGTGGCGAAGGAGGAGGATGCGGTATCGAGTGATGAGCCTCCGAGTCGTGAGTTGCAGGTAGATAAGTTGGAGGCGATATACCGTCGTGCGTTGGAGGAGGGGAGTTTTTCTGCGGCGGCGACTGCGATTAAGTTGCAGAATGAGTTGCTGGGGTATGCGGACAAGACGGTTAATTACAATTTCAATGTGACGGCGCAGGAGTTGCCGTTGCATGAGTTGCGGGCGATGGTGGCTAAGAAGCTATCGTTGGGTGGACCTGTGATTGATGCGGAGTATGAGAATATTCCGGGGCCTGAGGAGGGCTAATTCAGATGGGTAAGCCGTATAGTTACGGAACGTCGTTTATTAGCGGCATGATGGGTGCGGCTGAGTCGCTTATTATTCCTTACCTCGAGGTAAAGGATAACGAGTACGATCATGACTTGCTGCTGCGTCAGCGCGGTCCTTGGCCTGAGGGTGAGGAGGGGCGCTTGAGCCGTGAGCAGTTGCACCGGCTGATTGACGCATGGATCGACGGGGTGGAGTTTAAGTGACTGAGCGTCCGAACCTGAAGGTTGTCGGGGAAATTAAGCCTCCCGGGTACAAAGACCCGGCGCATATGCTGCGGACTATAGCTGACGATATTGAGAGCGGTGAGTTTACTGGCGTTACTACAATTGTGGTAGCGCTCTGGGGCGATGACGGCGTTAAGACCTTTGGCGGTGGTAAGGACAGCGACATGTTCCACTGCTCTTACCTGTTTGGTGTAGCGCAGGCGCGGCTCCAGAATATCCCGCTCGAGGGCGAGAGTTGGAGCGAGTGACGCATGAGTAAAGAGGGGCTTACGTTTGAGGACTTGGCGCAGGAGCTGCTTCGTCGCGAGGAGGCGATGGAGAGTTTGGCTGGGTATATCCACTATGTGAGTGGTCTGGAGCCTCCGAAGCATATCAAGTATTTGTGCGAGAAGCTGGAGGCGGTTGCGCGGGGCGACATTAAGCGGCTGATGATCAGCATGCCGCCGGGTCATGCGAAGAGCTTCACGGCATCGCAGCATTTCCCGGCTTGGTATTTGAGCAAATACGGGGACAAGAACCTGATTTGCGCGACGCACACGCAGGAGCTGTCGGACAGTTTTGGTTTGCGGGTGCGCAATATCATCAAGAGCGACGAGCATCGTCGGATATTCCCTGAGGCGGGGATTAGTTCGGACAAGACGGCGGCTGGCGAGTGGATGACGCTTGAAGGCGGGTCGTATAAGGCGACGGCAGTTGGTGCGTCGGTTACGGGTCGTCGCGGGAATTTGCTGATTGGGGACGACTTGCTGTCTGGTATTGAGGCGGCGGAGTCGGAGGGACACAGGCGCAAGCTGTGGGCTTGGTACACGAGCGACTTTTACACGCGGCGCGTGGACGACAACACATCGATCATTCTCATTGGGACGCGCTGGCATTTGGGCGACCACTTCGGGCTCTTGGATCAGGAGGAGCGCGACGGGAGTGGTGAGAGATGGGAGAGAGTTATCTTGCCGGCGTTGGCCGGGCCTGACGATCCACTTGGGAGGGCGGAAGGGGAGGCGCTTTGGGAGTCTCAGTTTAGCAAGGAGAATCTCGAGCGTATCCGCGACCGGAGTTCCACGACGAAAAGAACGTGGTTTTCGCTCTACCAGCAGTCGCCAGTGGTGGACACGGGTGGCATTATCGACGGCACGTGGTTCAAGTGGTGGCGTGACCGCGATCCGCCGAAGGTGCGGTATGTGCTGCAGGCGTGGGATACGGCGCTAACGGCGAATAAGACCTCGGCGTACAGTGCCTCGACGACATGGGGCGTGTTCGACGACGAGAACGGGATACCGAATTTGATCCTGCTGAGCGCGTGGCGTGACCGGGCTGAGTGGCCGGTGCTGCGGCGCATGGTGCAGCGCATGGCGAATGACTACCGGGACGACAACTACAAGATGCCGATCAAGCCCTCGAGGGGGAGGAAGCCGGACACAGTGCTGGTGGAGGCGAAGGCGAACGGCCAGATGCTGATACAGGACTTGGCGCGGGCTGGGATTACGGCGACGCCGTTCAACCCGGACAAGCACGGCGACAAGATTGCGCGTGTGCGATTGGTCACGGACTTGATCGAGAATGGGCGGGTGTGGTTGCCGGCACAGGGCCCGACGTATATGGTGCTGCGGAAGTGGGCCGACGACTTTTTGCAGCAGTGCATCCAGTTCCCAGCGGCAGATGCGCGCGACTGGGTTGATACGATGACAATGTCATTTTTACGTATTAAACAGTCTGGGTGGGTGCAGAATACGGAAGACCCGTATGAGGAGCAATACGACACTCCACTTGAGCGTGTTGAGTTTTACTGATAGGAATGCAGCATGGCCCGTAAACCGATGACACTCGAAGATACGCTCCGCCCCGCTTATGAGGGCATTGGTGGCGTGGACGTTGGCTCTCCCGATGCGGGCATTGATGTCGAGGTTCCGATGGACGCAGGCGAGCTGGTAGACGGCGCGCTGGTCATGGAGAATGAGGACGGGTCGGTCGACATCGACTTTGATCCGGCAGACGAGGACGCGGGTGACGCTGAGGAGCATTCAGCAAATCTCGCGGACTTCATGAACGACATGGACTTGGCTGGTCTCTCTGAGCAGTTGATGTCTGGCGTTGAGGAAGACAAGCAGAGCCGCTCCGACTGGGAAACCACGATGGAGAAGGGCATCAAACTTTTGGGCCTGAAGATCGAAGATCGGACCACCCCGTTTAACGGCGCTTGTGGTGTGTTCGACCCGCTAATGGCAGAGGCGGTAATTCGGTGGCAGGCTGTGGCTCGTGGCGAGCTTATGCCCGCTGCGGGCCCGGTTAAGACGCAGGTCATTGGGGTTCCGAATATGGACCTCGACGATCAGGCGGAGCGGGTTAAGGCGTGGATGAATCTGTATCTGACAGAGCTTGCGCCTGAGTATTACGAAGAGTTCGACCAGATGCTCATGTGGCTTCCCTTGGTTGGCTCGACGTTCAAGAAAGTTTATCAAGATCCAGTGTTGGCGCGCCCAGTGGCGCGCTTTGTTTTGCCGTCTAACTTCATCGTGTCTTACGGCACGAGCGATTTAAGCACGTCGCAGCGTTACTGCCACGTCGTGCCGATGACGAAGAAGCAACTGCGCATGGCGCAGATCAATGGTGTGTATCGCGACCTTTCGTTGGGGGATCCGCAACCGACTGGCAATGACGACATTGTGCAGGCGGAGGTGGACAGCGTCGAGGGGCTGCAGCCGGGGGCAAGTGGGGCGAACGACTATCAGATCTATGAGGTCTATGCGGACCTCGATCTGAAGGGATTTGAGAACGAAGACGGGATTCCGCTGCCGTATATCGTGTCGATTGACGAGAATACGCGCAAAATCCTGTCGATCCGCCGCAACTGGAAGGAGGGGGACACGACCTTCCAGAAGCGCAATTACTTCGTTCACTACAAATTCCTGCCGGGTCTGGGCTTTTATGGCCTTGGATACGCGCACATTCTGGGGAACAGCGCGAAAACGGCTACGTCGATCCGGCGGCAGCTCATCGACGCGGGCACACTGAACAACTTCCCGGGTGGTCTGCGGGTCAAGGGCATGCGCCTTGACGACAATAACCTCGGCATTGGGCCGACAGAGTTTCGTGAGATCGATACGGGCGGCTTGCCGATCCAAAATGCGATCATGCCGATGCCGTATAAGGAACCGTCACAGGTATCTTTGGAGCTTTTGCGTGAGACCTACGAGGGAGCGCGTAATCTGGCGAATACGGCAGAGATTGCCGTCGGTGATGGGCGTCAGGATGCGCCGGTTGGCACCACTGTTGCGCTCATGGAGGCGGCAACACGGGTCCAATCGGCCACTCTGAAGCGCGCGCACAAGTCACTCGGCCAAGAATTGAAGCTGATTGCCGACTTGTTCGGCGAATATCTGCCTGAAGCGCCGTATCCGTTCCCTGTTAAGGGCGGTCAGACGGCGATTATGCGGGCTGATTTCGTCAATAACATCGACGTAATCCCGGTTTCTGACCCGAATATCAGCTCTTCTGCACAGCGTATGATGCGTGCCGAGGCACTGCTGCGTTTTGCCACGCAGCAGCCTGATATGCACGATTTGCACGCTGCATTTAAGCAGATGTACATGGAAATGGGCATCGAACCGGAGAAGATCGACGCGATCCTGCCGAATAAGATGATCGAGCCCAAGCCTCTGGACCCGCTCACGGAGAACCAGAACGCGATTGTCGGCTTGCCGCTGCGCGCTGGCGAGTATCAGGACCACGATGCACACATCGCGGCCCACGCCCCCATCGCTCAGGACAATCCGAATCTGCAAGCGCACATCAACGAGCATCTCGCTTTGAAATTGCGGGTGCAAGTACAGCAAGTTCTCGGTCAGCAACTGCCGCCTCCGGGTGCGCCGCTGCCGCCTGAGGTGGAGAACCAGCTCGCGCTCGCCGTTGCAGAGGCGATGCAGCAGTTGGCACCGATGTACAAGCCTCAGCCTGAGCAACCGCCGGTTGATCCGCTGGTTGAGGTCGAAGCCATGAAAGTTCAGCAGAAGCAGATCTCGGATGAGCGCGATGCTCAGGTTGAACTTGAGAAGGCCACTCTACAATACCGGAGCGACGCGGAAGACCGCGCATCGAAAGAAAAGATTGCAGCCATGAAGCTGGAGTCTGAAGCCCTGCGAACCTTTGGAGGTTAATATGAAGTCCACTGATCTGCGGGCCAAGGCTCGCTCGATTTTCGGCCCCGCTGATGCGGAGCCTATGCCGAACCAGCCGAACGGCGCGAAAGCCCTGCAGCAGCG